AAGTTTAAAGGAAGATGTACGTCAGAGCGGTAATTATAGCTTTAATCTTTTTGTTAAGAGAAATTTATTATCCGCAATAGAAGAAGAGTATACCAGAGTAGGTAAAATTATTGATGAAAAAGAAAGAAAAGAAATGGAAAAATCTAATAAAAATACAAGATATTGCCCTAAATGCGGAAAACCTTTATTTTTTCGTCAAATAATGTTTGAAGGAAGCATACATTATCATTCTGAATGTAAAGGATGCCATTACAGACCTAAAAGCCTTCCAGGAAAAACGATACAGGAATCTTTAGAATTGTTAGATAATTGGCTTAATAAATAAATTAAGCTACATAAATAAGGAGATATTTTTATGAGATATAAACAAAATGTTTGTCGTGGAGATGTTTTTTATGCAGATTTAAACCCAGTGATAGGAAGTGAACAAGGAGGGATTCGTCCTGTATTGATATTACAAAATAATATAGGAAATAGATTCAGTCCTACAATTATAGTTGTTCCTTTGACAACTAAGCCCAAAAAGTGTTTACCCATGCATCATGTTATAACTAAAGGCAATTACGAGTTTCTTTTGGCTGATAGTATAGCATTAGTAGAACAGATAAGAAGTATTGATAGAAGCCGTTTAAAAGAATGGATTGGTTCATTATTAGATAAAGATGTTGAACGAATTTATACTAAGGCTATTATCAACTTAGCTAGGGATTAATTATAAAAAAGAGGGGAGGTAACTTTTTGGTGGACGAAGTGGCAGTGCAGGAAATTAAATCGGACTTAAAGGCCGCGAATGATAAAATAAATGACCATGAAGTTAAGTTGGTTCGTTTGGAAGAATCTCATAAATACATTACACAAATGGCAGAAGATGTTATAGGAGTTACAAAAGAATTAAATACCACCATGCAGAATGTACAATTAGCTATGATAGGAATACAGGGGAATATGGAAAATTTAACTACTGATATGGGAGATATTAAAGAACGAATGAACAAATTTGAAGATGATAATAATATTAATGTTCTTTCTGCCATTAAGAAAAATTGGAAAACTATTGTACTTGCATTAGCTTTTATTAGTTATGTTATGTTGAGTAAATATGGAATCCATATTTAATCATAGAAACTTAAAATTTATTTTTAAAGAATGAAAGGAAGGTTTAATATGCCAGATTTTGGAATTGTTTCTATCCCAGCTATTGTTGTAATTGCTTATCTTGCAGGAAGTATTGTAAAGAATTATACTCCGCTTGAAAACAATAAGATTTTGCCTATTGTTGGTATAGTGGGGGGTATATGTGGAGTGGTAGGTTTCCATATTATGCCTGATTTTCCTGCTCAGGATGTTATGACAGCGGCGGCAGTGGGTATTGTATCGGGAATGGCCTCTACGTGGGTAGACCAGACCGTAAAGAAGGTTACAAACAAGTAATGGCAAGTACAAATCATTAAAGATAGGTTGATGATAACTTGTTACACTTAAGGGAGAGTGAGAGTTATACTCTTTTGTACTCTCCCATACATATAAACATAGCAAAGAAAGGAAATGAATACTATGAAAAAAATTGGAATTACTTCAACTTATATTGAGGAATTTGATGTATATGTTAATACTTATATGACGTTAAGCGAGGTAGAATTAATCGCTAAGAAGATGATGTTAGGTAAAACTTATACAGAAGAAATTTTAATCCGTGATAATCTTATTGTTAAATTACTTACAAATATAACAGATGAAGAAGGAGATGATTACGATTATTTGGTAAATAGTGGCTTAATGGATAAGATACTGAATTCTATTAAGAACTTACATTTAATTGATGAATATATTAATCATGCGCGTAATACTTCTTTCGCAGTTATTACTTTTCTTAATACCTTATCTAAAAATTTAGATAAGTATGGTAAAAAATTACCTTCAACTATAGAGTTAAAGGAAATGTTAAAAGAGATTAAAGATATTGAATTACCTTTAAAAAATAATTAAGGAGGTAATATTATGCCAATAGCTAAGAACGCGGCTGAATTTTATGGTATTTTTAATGAGCCTGTTCATAAAGCGGTTGAATATGTTATGGATAATATATTAACCAATTATAAACATCTTATTAATCAGATTGTTTACGGAAGAAGCCCAGAAGAATATGAAAGAACATATGAATTTCTTGAATCTTGGGAAGCTAAATCCAATAAAACAAGACAGGGTGCAGTAGGAGAAATGAGTCAAAATGTATCTTTTATGAGTTATAATCCAGAAGCTTTTCAGCATGGAAGTTTATACACTTCTTATGGAGATGTAAGAGATGAATTGGCAGGAATTATTTATCAGGGATTAGGAGGGAATTTGTTTGGAGATGGTTGGTGGACTAATCCTCGTGACCCTTGGACACCATTAATTCAGCAATTAAATGAAGGGAAGAAGCTAAGAGAGTGGTTTATTGAAGGAATGGAAAGACAAGGAATACAATGTCGTTCTGTAGGTGTAGGCCATAATATTAGTTCGTTTTGGTAAAAGAATTATGAAAAATGTAATATTAGGTTTAGATATGAGTACCCTTTCTTCTGGGTACTCTGTTTTTGATTCCAAGAAAAAGTTAGTGGATTATGGAGTTTGGAAACAAGACAAGAAAGTTTTATGGAGAGACAGATGTATAAATATGGGGAATGAACTATCTAAATTAATAGATGTTTGTTCCCCTTCTTTGATTTATTGTGAAGATACTATTCTTAATGGTGAGTGTGGTGGCAATGTTCAAACAGTTAAAATGCTTTCTGTATTACAAGGAATTGTTTTAGGTGTTTCTAATGTTCATGGAGTAGAAATAAAATTCCTTATGCCGTCTACATGGCGCAAAGATTTAGGAGTGTATGATGGAACAAGAGAAGGAACTAAACGTCCTATGATGAAATATAAAACAATTCAAGTAGTAAATCAAATTTATGGACTTAATTTATTTTATAATTTAAATATACCTAAGTCTGTAAAGAATCAAGATGATATAGGAGATGCTATTGGCATAGTACATTCTCAGCTTTTCCCAGTTGAAAATGTAAATGTAAAGAAAGGAATGGGGAGAAAAGCCAAAACAAAATAAAAAGGAGTGAGTTATTGTGGCTTTAAATAGTAGTAATTTTCAAATTTTGGTTGCGGCTACATTAGATGCCGCTAATATACAAAAACAGTTAGATACAATCTCTAAAAGGTATAAAACAATAAAGATTAATTTAGATGTGGATACAACATCTTTAAATAATGCCACTAACTCATTAAATAATTGTAAACAATCTATTACAGAAACAGGAACAGCGGCACAAAATACTTCTCAAAGTATTGGAGATATTATAAATAAAGTAACTAAATTTGGTACGGCTACTTTAGTTATAAATAAATTTAGGCAAGCAATTGTTGATGGATATGAAGCAGTAAAAGAACTGGATGCTTCTGTAACTGAATATAGAAAAGTATCAGAACTTACAGATTCCCAAATGGGAGGATTCATTGATACTGCCAGAGAATTAGGATTGACTGTAGCAAGAACAGCAGATGAAATGGTAGAAGCGGCTACTGAATTTAAAAAGATGGGAAATGATGATTCTACATCTTTACAATTAGGTAGATTAGCAACTATGTTTCAAAATATTGCTGATGAAGCGATAAGTGCTGGTGATAGTGCTAGTTTTATTAATTCTCAGATGAAAGCATTTAATTTTACAGCAAATGAAGCTATTCATGTTTTGGATGCTGTTAATGAAGTTGCTAATAATTTTGCTGTATCTTCGGGAGATATATCTATAGCTTTGCCTAAAGTTGCTAGTACAATGGCATTGGCTGGTAACTCTTTTGAAGAAACTATAGGATTACTTACTGCTGGTGCCGAATTAATTCCTAATCAGGCTTCCAGAATTGCTAGAGGCTTACGTTCTATTACTTTAAATCTTCAAGGACTTAATGAAGATGGAGAACAAGTTGCTGGTATGGCGGCTTCTATGCAGGAAGAATTTGATAAGTTAGGTATTTCTTTATTAGACGAACAAGGTCAAATTAAAAGTACTTATGAAATTTTTAGCGAATTAGCAGAAATTTTTCCAAAGTTGGATAAGAATACACAAACATATTATGCTAGTTTAATTGGTGGTAAAACTCAGGTAGATGTAGTAACAGCTATTCTTAAAAACTTTGAAACCGCTCTTAACGCTACTGATACAGCATTGAATTCTGTTGGTTCTGCAATGGAAGAAAATGAAAAATATATGGATTCTATTCAAGGTAAGTTATCAGCTTTAAATTCTGAGTTTGAGAAATTTTGGACAGAAGGAATTAATTCAGAATTAGTAAAGCAGATAATTGAATTTGGAACAGGTGTACTTAAATTAGTAAATGATTTAGGTGGTTTACCTACGGTTCTTACTGCTGTAGTAGGCATTATAGCTACTTTAAAGGGTTATAATATAATAAATTCTTTAGCAAAAGTAGGAGGCTCTTTATCTAATGTTATAGGATTAGTAAGTGCCTTAAGAAAAGATGGTTTTTCTTTAATTGAAATATTTACTGGTTTATCTTCTAGTGCTACTGTAGCTAGTGTTGCTATTGGCGGTGTTGCGGCGGCTTTAACTATTGGTGTTGCCGCTTATTCTCATTACAAACAAGAACAAGCAAAAGCAAGAGAAGAAGCTTTAAAATCAGCAGAAGATTTTGGTACGCAAGCTAATTCTATTGCTGAATTACAGAAAAAATATAATGAAATTTGGATTTCTGAGGATGATGAAGAAACTAAGGCTAAATCGTTAGCTGAAATAAGAAAAACTTTAGCTGAACAATATGGATTTGAAAAAGAACAGTTAGATAAATTAAATGAAAGTCGTGAAGCAGGAAATCTTTTATTAAATGAGGAATCATTTGAAAAAGCCGCAGAAGCAGTTGCAAAAGCAACAGATGAAATAAAGAAAGCACAAGATTATCTTCTTAATGATACCACGCTTAATTATGGTATGGATATAGGTAATAATCTAACAGATGAAGTATTTACAAAATTAGATAAAACTTTTAAAGATATATCTCAAAAAGCCGAAGGAATGATTGTAAATCTTAAAGGAACACCAGAAGAATTAGAGAAAGCTTTAGTAGAAG